CCCCTTATTCTTCCAATGTTCTAGTGCTGCACAGAAGTCAGGTTCATCATACTCTGTTACTCCATAACGATTGGCAACATAACGGCTAGACCAATCATACTGCTGCTCTTCATTAGCAGTCTTGAGCCAATCAGATCTACCTTGCATGAATCCATAATGTGAACCATTAACAGCTTTGAAGTTCCAGTTACTCTCATGAGTGGCAAGAGTATCTAAGCACTGATAAGTGTGTAACGTTAAATGGCTTTTAATATATTCTTTTATATTGAAGTCTTTTACTTCGACTGCTTTAGCAGTCTCAGTTGTACTCCATTCATTTATAAATAGAGATCCCCCGAAAGCTAACATCGCGGTCGCGAGCAACCGCGCACACGCGCTCGCTAGCGATTTATAGCGTAGCAGTGCTGTCAAATCCATTAGTGTTTTACGCATGATCTCGGGCGTGTTTAATCCTTGTTGCAATCATGACGTTCTGTTATATCGAATGCACACATCTGACACCCCATAGATTCATAGCAATATGCGCACATATATTCGAACTGTATTTCGTCACAGCAGCTGAACCATGCTGTGCTGTCAGACTTCAATTTGTAATCAAATGACATTACTTATCCTTTCCCCAACCGTTACCTTTAAAGATTGCCGGTGTTGCCGCAAACACTCGAATCATCGGCGTTGAACAGTGCAATACGGGATTGCCGACTGCACTCATTGAGTGTTCAAGCTCTTGCGTTTGACCGCATATTATGCATTCATAATCATAAACTGGCATTATAATCCTTACATTTTGTACAGAAATCGTCATTGATTAACCAAGTGCCGCAGCCTTGACAACGTGATGGCTCTTGAAACCATTCTGAATAATCGACTTTATTGAGTAGCTGAACCAGATCAGAGAATCTAAGCATTGCCCCGTATTCTGCTGCATCTTCCCCTTGCCCATTGAATCTCATAACCACAACACTCAGCTTCCCATCTGAACGTTTGCGGGTCTGATCCAGCCACTCCTTCGGTAGAAAGGCAGATCTTGCTTTCACTTCGATGTCGAACGGTACACCTGTGATGTCACTGCCTTGCCTACCTGCCCCAACACTTTCAGCATATGGAAACCACTTTTTAAGGTACTCACCGACGCATTTCTGAGTGCGATAACCACGATGCTTACGATGCTGGGAAGCCATTAGTTATAACCAGATTGGTGGGCATTGTTCTGCCCTGTTTTTAGATGGACAGGTATAGCCCTCATAAGGCTTACCTGTTTTGCTTGATACCCCAGTTTTATGAATCATGAAATCATGCTGGCACTTTGGTGCTTGTGGTACTTCTTTTGCATTCAGTTCAGCTGAGAGTAAGTTCATCGCTTCATTGATGGTAGGAGCGCCCTCGACTGCTACAACTTCTTGAATGTCTTTAGGGTTTTCTATTGTCCAGGCATCTTTTGCTGGCTGTGGGAACTTCTGTTTAAGGATTGGCTGTTCAGGTTTTGTAAAGTTCTGAACCTTCTTCATTTCCTCTTGGCTTGGTCGCTTGCCTTTAGTTGCGAAACCTGCGTTAGCAAGAGCTCTGCCGATCGCTGAAGTTTCGCAGTTTTCCAGCGCACTAGTGGCATTAACGCCGCGATCAGTATCCTTCTCTTCAGCAAACCCAGTCGAGTACGCGACTTGGTCGAGATAAGTGCGGTAGAGATAGGCTTTAACAACATATCGATGAGCTTCACAAACTTCCAATTCCGTTGATATGCGTCCATCTGGGAACTCCTTCCAAAACTTTTCTAGTCGGCTTTCGACTGTCTCATAATCAGCTAAATTAAACGCCATGATCGATCTCCTCTTGCTTTACTAAAAACTTGGCTTGCTCGGTTAAAGGCCAGTGAGATCCATCTGGCCAGATTGACACCCAGACAGCGCAAGGCTGGCAGTAATGTCGGTTAATTCCTTTAGACTTAGCGTGCTGACTTACAACAGTCCAAACTGCAAAAGTTTTACCTTTCCCATTAGGGTGATCGCGACCCCATTTCATTTGACAATAATCACACCATTGTCCAGGTTTAGCCTTAGTAACTGTCAAGGTCATTCCAATCAGTTGATGTAATCTGGCCAGCGATTGCAGAGTACGCACAGATGTCTGCGTAACTGTCTGGGTGGTCTTTCGTAGTTTGAGTTCTCGAGATTTTGGTGAGGATAAGGCAGATTGCGACTTCATGTGGCTCAATGTTTTTGTCAAGATACACGCTCCAGAGTCTTGCGATTCGAATGTGATTAAGAGTTGAATCGCCGTACTCGTCACCTCGGTCGGTGAGTAGCTGCTTAGCTTCATCGAGAATATCCTTGGCCTTCACTCTGACCAGAATGTGTGTCGAGCGACCGAACGGCCTAATTGATAACCTTCTTCTTTACCTTGCTTAAATCCATGCCCGTAACCAGCGGCAACACCAATCATTAAAAACGCTGCCATTACCAGCGTTAGATATAAATCAAGATTCATTTCTTAGCCCCTTGTCTTCAGTGAGTTTCACTGATAAGGCGAATGTACAGGCTATCTCAGACTAATCAATCACCTTTTGATAACGAAATGGTAACAATTCCCCTGCGTCCATAGCATCGTCAATATCACGCCTAAGTGGATTATCTAGATCGTCCATACCTGCGACCGCCATAAGCGAATGTGCCGTCCTTTTCTATATGAATTGTCGATACTTGTACACCCTTAACATCTTCTTCTACTATCAAAAATGCCTGTTGCCAGTTCATTGTGCCTTTGGTGTAATGAGCTTTGCGAATATCCATTAAATGACCCCCCTCAAAGCCTCGCAGGATACGGCCTAATTTACCCCCAGAAGCCTCTGTAAAGGCCGATTGACCAGCGCGGTGAGTATGTCCACAGATTACACTTAAACCATGCCTACGGGCTGCTTCTAAGGCTGTGAGGCCAGGAGTAGGTTTGATAGCTTGTTCGTCTCCATGAACAGCAACATAACCCTTAGCGATTGGAAATGGCTTCTTATGATATGAAATGCCAAGTTCATCAAGTTTCAAAAAACGCTCAAACTTTAATTCTGGCAATGACAAGAATGCCGGTATTTTCTTCATGATAACGTTGTAAAGGCGATCCGTGTGATTCGATCGAATCATGTGAGCTTCTTTGGAATATTGAGTCAATTCCCATAAAACTTCTACGGTTTGATCTCTATCCGCAGCTAGTGTTTGTTCGTACCAGCCCGGTGTATTTTCTGTCCATCTACTGATCTGTGGGAGATCGATCTCATCTCCAAGAGTAACGACAGCATCAGGCCGAAATACTTTAATAAAACTCGCAACATTCTTTACTGCAATTTCATCGTGATATGGAACTTGTAGATCCGGTATTACGACAGTCCGCTTCATTAGTCCTCGTCATCGTCAGGATAAAAGTCGGGCATATTGCTCGGGTTATCATTGATGCGTTTAGGGAGAATCCACTCAGGATAAGAGAAGGGATCCATGATTAGTGATAAACAAATATCAACTGGAAAGCCAGATTTACGCAAAGCTTTGTAATATTCATTAAGACCAATGCAATACGCTTCTAAGGGCGTATAGCCTTGATCCTCAATTGCCTTAGCTTTGCGTGCGGCCATGACTTTAGTTTAGCGTTCTAAAAGTATGTTGTAAATCTCATCGCAACGCGTGTTGAGTCGCTTGATCTCGCTGAGTAAGTGTGTGATCACAAAGCCAGCCAATCCACCCATGATCGCAACGGTGGCAATATAAAGTTGAAAGAACTCCGATGGTGTCATTTGTTTCCAAGCTCGTCCTTCGGATCAAGGTAACGTAATACTGGTGGAATTACAGAAGCAAGACCAGCAGCAATTAAAGCTTTTGGATCAGTCACACCAGCTGCATACATTGAAATTATTGCAACTAAAAAAGCTCTGCCCCAAGAACCTGCTAGTTTTTGAAAATCTTTCATTTTGTTCCCCCGATCATAGGTATTTGAAGAAACTCACCATTAAGATCAGCCGCTTTCGTAAACGAAATATGGCAGTGGTGATTATGTTTGTTAATGCCTGTGTATTCGCGCCATTTCCAACCTGCTTTTGAACTGGCAATTTTGCCGTCAAAGATGATGTAGGAGATTCGCTTTTCCTTATCAGACTTTCCAAAGAGACGTATCTGATCCGCAAGATCTGGCATGAGGTCAGGTTTAGCCTTGCCCGCAAGATCTCGATCGACATCGATGGCACGTACCCAGCCGTCAGCATCAGGATTGTGATCTGAAGGGCGCGCGCTGTGTCGAGTATCGCCGATCCAACCATCAGAAGTTCGATCTCGATCTCCGAAGGTGTCGTCGATTTGTTCACGAAGTTGAACTGCGCATTTAGATAATCTAATATTCATTAGCTTAGAAGCAACTTGGCTTCATCGGAAGTAATGCCTAATTTAGCCAATAGAGCATTTTTTTCTGTTTCCTTGGCCGCTAATTCTGCAACCTCTTGAGCAATGCGGGCTTTTTCGTATTCATACGCCTTGAACTCTGAGTCAGTCATTTCACGATCAATGACTTCATTAGTTTCAGTATTATGGATTCTGATTATTGGTTTAGGCATTAGCTGACTCCGTAGATTAGACAAGTACCGGTAGAAAGGTTTCCACCTGAGTTTGAAAGATTTAATGAAGTTGTTGCAGAAGTAGAAACATCAAAACCAGCCCAAAATTGAGCTGAGTTTCCAGATGTGGCATCAAAAAATCCATAACCAATAAGAGGTTTCCAGGTAGCTGTTTGAGTGTAATTACTAATTCGATAATAAAAACTGTTTGTGCTTGCTGCTCTAGCTAAATTTGCACCTGTTGTCCAATTTGTACCGCTAGTTATTTTGGCAGCTGTTCCATCACTCAAACGATTCATATAACCATTTTGTGCGTTATTTACTTTAATTTGAAAAGCACCATCAGCAGTTGCATTTGTCATACCATAAACGTAAACAACTAAATCTTTATATGACTGGCTAATGCTTGAAATAGTTACGCTCGCACCTGACAATGATGTGGTGCTGAGAAGTGTCATACCTGCACCGCCAACAGTTACCCAAGCAGAACCTGAATATGTCATAACTGCATCTGTGTCTTTAAGGTAACAGACATTCCCTTCTTGTGGGCTTGTTACAGCCGCATCGCGAGCAGCAGCTGAAGCAAATGTCCAGACTCCCTGCATAAGATATCCGTTTGTGTCTGCGGCTGTGAGAACATCACCTGTGGCGAATGTCTTGAAGCCTAATGGTGCTCCCATTTGATCTCCTTAGTAAGAAAGGGTGCTGGTTCCCAGCACTCCTGATAGTGTTGAATTAAGTATAAACGAATCTATAATCGGTTCAAGCGTTTGAAGGGTAGTTTTCCAAGAACTTGGCCTGATGTCATGAGACACCCCAAACACCTGCAAAGTCTTTGTTAGGGTTGATGACCCTGGTTGAGTGGTTGTAATTGTAACAGGATCAAAAAAGTCTAGATTAAGAGCTGCGACAATACCTGCATCATAATTCGCAGTGTAAAGATCAAGGGTAATAGCATCACAGCGGATTGCAGTTTCGGATCTAGAAGCCACATAAGCCTGAGCATTATTGAGAGCATCCGCGTCACTCTCCATAAGGAGATTTGTCTCTTGATATGAATGCAAAAAATACTTGTCAATAGAAGATTGATTACTAGCCACTTGAGCAGTGCCACCAGTGCGAGTAATGCTGGCCTTGTTAAACACAAGGGAATCGTCCAGTTTCCATAGAGCATTGTTATACGAGATACCAGTACCGTCATCATTGAAAACTACTGGAGTTCCAGCCACACTTGATGAAGTCAACAAACGGTCTTGAAATACAAAATTGCCCAGCGCGTCCATGTAAAGTGCGCCATATTCAGTTGACTCGATTGTCTGTAATGCGCTTAAAGCATTACGCAAAGTGCCGGGATCTGTTTGAACTGTTGTCTGACCAGTATCTATATCTCTCATACCTGTAGGCCAACCTATGGCATCCAGCAATTTTCCTACGCGAGTTCCAGTGCTTTGACCAGCAGTTGCACCAGTGACGGTTGTAATTTGAGCGTTGTTAGCAAGTCTAAATCCATCAACAGCTTGAATCGTAGTATAAACCACTTCACCTACATCTCGGGGAGTAGTTGTATTATATGAAGTTATATAGCCAGCAAAAATTGGATAAGTAGTTGTGCCATAAGTTGCAGTAATAACAACTTTACGCATTGGAGTCAAAAGATTATAATAAGGTGAGGCTGGGTTCATTGGGTTGAACGCGCCTGTCTGGTCAATAATACGAAGGCTAAGTGTGCCAGTCTGAAAAAGATCAGCTGTAGCAGATCGACCGCGAGTAGTTTTAATTGAATCAACTAGATCTGAAACATCTACAGTAACTGATGTTGAATCTGCCAGTGCATTAACACCCAAAATACCTGCATCAAGAATCATAGGTGAAGCAAAAGCAGCACCTGTTGAAAAGTTAATGATTGCGTTGATTGCTGGAATGGCCATGATTATCCGTTTATATCCACAGCACCAGCTCGATATGCTCTATTTCCATAAGTATTTGCAGTAACAAGAGCATCTGAAACAGCTGCAACAAAATCATCTTGAGCTAAAACAGTACCTTCAACAGTAATATTTACAGTTACTGGAACTTGAGGAACTGAGCCACCCAAACCGGTTGGTACACTAAAACCAAATCCACCAGTACCAAAAACTGTACCAACAGGATTATTGGTTGTTGGGGTTTCGATAATAACTGGAATTGGTTCATTATTTGTTGATGGTGTAACAATTACTGGAGTTGGTTGGAAAGGGGAATTAGGAGTCTGAGTAGCAACAATTGGCTGATTAGGGTTCACCATCGATGAAGAAGTCATGTTAATTGGAGTGCCAAGAATTTTTGTAAGAGTCTTTGAAATCTCTTCTAATGATTTAATCCATTCAGCAAAAGGATCTGTTGCTGGTTTAATGCTGTTGATCTGAATTTGCAATGCGCCAGTTGCTTTTTGTGATGCTTCTAATTGTTTCTGCAACTTATCGGCAAGAGTAAAATCCTCATTAAGTATTGCTCGCTGTAATTCTAAACGAACTTTTTCATCAGCTGAGATCTGACCTTTTAGTGCGGCTTCTATCTGAATTTGATTTATGTTAAACATTGAGTCTGCTTTAGCAAGTATTGCTTTGTTAGCAGCTGCCAATTTATCTGCTTTAATTTTTGCTGCAGCTTCATCTTTTATAGCTTTTAATCTAGCGGCTTCAGCGGCCGCAGCTTTTCTAGCCGCTAATAAATCACTCGATACACCAGAACCACCTGTGAAGAATCTGCGTGCGGTAGGTTTTTTGACTAACTTTTGAGCTGTGCCTTCAGTAACATTTCCAGTAACTAAGGCGCTGAGCCAATCAAGTGCTCCATATTTACTGGCATCTGAAAGCATTGTGCCTAAAGCTTGAGAAAATGTTTCAATGTTAGCTGTTGCCTGATCAATATTGCCATTTCCGGCAAGAGCAGCAAAAAGATCAACTAAACCTTTACCAATCGATTCTTTGGCATTATCAGCTGCAATGCTTAATTTATCTACTGATCCTGCATAAGTGTCAAGTGCAACTGCACCAGCACCCTTGCTTTGCTTTGTAAGAATTGCTTGAATCTCTTCAAAAGATTTAGAAGCAAGTTGAGCCTGAGTAAGACCAGTGTAAAGTTGCTTTAGACCTTTGTAGTTTCCTACATAAGCATTAGAAAGAATATCAACAGTCTCTGTAAAATCAGTACCATTGGCAGCAGAAAGGTCAAATGCCAAAGCCATTAGTTCTTGAGTTTTAGTAGTTGATAAAGTTACTTTTGATAATTGTGCATAAGCTGGACGAAGCAAACTATCAGATATAGCAGCTTGCTTTTCCATTGATGCAATGAAGTGTTCAGCGTTGCCATTTTGATAGGCTAATCCAAGATTTTTAAGATTATTTTGTAATACTTTTATTGCTCTATCATCATCAGCAAAAGCTTTAATTGAAGCTCTGCTAAAGTCAATAATGCTTTTAGCACTAAAAGTTAAACCAATTGTTTTACCTAAAGTTTTAATGGTTTTTTCAAGGTTAATACTTGAATTGCCAGCATCTTTAAAAGCTTTTTTACCGGTAAACTCAGCTGCGACATCAATTAAAATATTAGGCATTATCCAACCACCGTTGCTCTTTTGTTAAGCATATTCTTTGCTTTTTCAATAGCATTCAAAACACCAGTTTGAGCTTTGCCTTGATCTTCTTCATATGCGCGATAAAGAACGCGGCCTTCCATTTTGGCATTGCCTTTCATGGAAGATGAATATTTACTATTAAGATTTTGTACAAATCTTGAATCTGGAGTTTTCCGCCCAGCGGTTTCATAAATAGCACCAGCGGCAGTCTTATTAAATAAGCGTGCTAAAGATCTAAAACCTCTACGATTAGGCTTTGAAGGTGTTGTCTTATAACCAATGCCAGCTTTGACCATTGAAGCATTATAAGTAGGAAACTTACCGTCTCCCATTGATCTAGGTCTCCAACCACTTAATATTTGACTATCAGAAGGCGCATAGCCCCGAGCTGTCTTTACAACAGGCTTCAGGGCTACCGCCATTTCTTTTGGTAACTGTTTAGCTAAATCAGGTGTGAACTCTTTTAAGGCTTTACGAAGTGCGACTGCGCCCTTTACTGCGACTGGCATCTTTCATCTCCTTGTTTCGATCCTTCATAGCCTGTAATAAAGCCTTAAACATTCTTGAATCGAGTTCAAGTAAGTCGTTAGGCGCGATCTGCGTTTCAATACTTAATCTTGCGACTAAGTAAGTGAAAGAATCACGCCCTATAATTCCGGGTCATCATCTAGAACTTCTACTTTTGCAAGTGTTTCTAGAAACTCAGCCCCGAATGGTTTAACAGTTTCACCGCTGCGGCGAATGCATTCCCAAGCTAGCCAATACACATCACTCTGTTTTTCATCGTCACGAAAGGCTTTATGAAAACCTTTTTTGGCGTAAACTTCGAATGCGTATTCGATCGATGGGGTTATCTGATGATCAGATACAGAGCCATCTGCCCTTGTGATCTTTAGCTTTGCCATTCTTTTAGCCCTTTTCTTTAGTAGTTAGATTATGACCAAGTACCAGTTGATGCAGTTGCTGTCTTGCTGTTGCAGGTAAATGTAAGATCCATCATACCCTCATCGCCGACTGCGCCATTGATGTCTGTTAAGTTATCGATCAAGATTGTGCCTGAGTAAAGCAAGTTTGTTGCTGATACTGCAGCTGATGAATCTTGGATTGCTTGCCATGCAACAGTTGTACCGTAAGCAGCCTGAAGTGTAGGCAATACGCTTGATGCTGCTGTGTCGTTCAAAAATGAAACTGTTAAAGAATCTGTGGAGAGCGCCGTAACATATTTTCTGGCTGTATCGCCCATTGCGGTGACCTCAAGCTGCTCAGCTTGACGATTAAGTGTGAATGCAGTCACATGATCTGACAGGTTTATTGTTGCCACCTTAAACCCGACCTTATTATTTAGAAAAATTGCCATGATTATTCTTCTTCCTTCTTAGTAGTTACTGGCTTTGCTGGTAATTCGGTGATCTGACCAATCTTCTTCAAGAAGGCTAGATCCTCTGGTGTTAGGTCTGACATATTAACTCCAACTTGTTAGGATTGATACGGACATCTCGCAACTGAGCAGATCACCTGAAGCAGCATTGAGAACACTTGGGGCAGAGACACTGCCTACATTATAGGTCAAAGAACTAGCAGCGAGTAAATTAAACACTCGAACTACATTAGTTTCAATGCCGTTTAGATTTCCTTCGTTATCAAATAAAGGCACTGTAATAATAATCTTAAAATTAGCCAACGCGCTGACTGTATTGCGCGAGTTATTGCTGGGCGCAAGGTAGGGATCGTCCGGGCTTACGATAACTGAGTTGGCAAGAACCACTGAAGGCGGAAAGGCAAAAGTCTGCCAAAGTGAGTTATCAACTAACGCTGTCGCCAGGGTAGTTCGTAGGGTAGTAACTGATGTTGGCATTAGCCCACCATAGAGCGAGCGTCTAGCGCGTGTGCGATCAATCCTCTTACCTTAGCGAGAAGCTGTGCGCTCATTCGGTAAGGTGAGGGCTGGAAATCGACCGAGTTACTACCCGAAAGGGTCGCATTTCTCGCTTGCCAGATTTCGACAGCTATCATTAAAGCGGCTTGCTGAACTGCCATGTCTAGAGTCCAGTCTGTTGTAACATCACCGGTAACTAAGCCAGCAGGACTAATTGTATTTTTATCTGTTGCTGTTGCAGCTGAAATTGTATAAGTAATTGAATAATCAGTAACTGCAGTTAGTGTTTTTGTGCCATTCCATGCTGCACCAGAATTAGTAATCACTACTGAATCGCCTACGATAAATTGCTGTGGATCATCAAAGTAAAGTGTGGCAGTTGTAGTTGTCTTGGAATGAGCTGTTGGAAATGCTGTTTTGACTGCTAGCATCGGAATTAAAACTGAATCTGCCGCATCGCAAACTTCTTGGATTGTCGCATCTGGGTACAACGAACCCACGCCAAGAACGCTCTTGAGTTCAGCTACTGTGCACAGTGACATTCCAATTCCTTTCTAAAGACCAAGAGGGGGCAAGGGCTATGCCCCCTCTTAGCGACTTAGTAACGACTAACTATTAAGTTAGGTTAAAGCGACGAACTCCGCCACCGACCTTTGGTGCAATCGCATAATAACCATAGACGGCTACCTGCAGCTGACCATTTGCAAGGGCTTGGACTTGTAGCGTTGTCTTTGCGGCCTCATAAAATGTGAAGGCTTCTGGAGCAACGATGAATGCTGAATCATCGATCAAGGTTGTGATAGCCATGTGTGGATCAACGAATGTGTTAAGTCCTAGAACATCGCCAACGATTGACTGACCAGAGATGTTGCCTGGGTTATTCTGTGGGTTTGAAGCCATGAATAGAGGGCGGTTAGTTGTATCATCAGCAGCCATGATTGTTTCCCACCATGCTGTGTTGATTACCAAGTTACGAGCGAACTTTCCTGCTGCTGCGTAAGCTGCTGGAACTTCCTTCGAGATGTAAGCCTTTAGGCCAGCGATAGTTGCAGCTTGTGTTGATGCTGCAGTACCTGAAGCGATAAATGCTGCAACAACAGCCTTATCAGTTGCCTTAGCGTATGCGTAGTTCAATTCCTTGATTAGTTCATCATAGAACGCAGGTGATGAGCGATCTAGAAGTTCCCATGAAATTGTCTGAAGGCCAGCAGCCTTCTTGACATCAACAGTGATATATGTTGAAGCCATTTCAGTTCCACCAAGGGCTTCACCCTGTGTTGAATCTGAATCGATTGTTGGAGCAGTTGAAAGCTTAGGAATTGTGAAAGACATTCCTGATGCTGGCAATACACCCTTTGAGATCGCGTCAACAGATGGACGACCATCGATTGAAGTTGTAACGAACTCGTTCATGTGAGGTGCAAGTGTTAAACCTGTGTTTGTTGTTGTGTCATCTGTAGCAAGAACTAGCTGACGAGCTGCGTCGTCACCCATAGCTGCCTTGATGTTTGCTTCAAGATACTCACCAGAGGTTAGTGTCTTTAGGCGTGGTCGTACATTTGTAACCGCTACAGTTGGGCGAGCAGCTTCTACAGCCGATGCCTCAACTTCTGGAGCTGCTACAGTGTCTGGAGTTGATTCCACGACTGGCTCGCTTTCTGTTGGTTTGGTTTCTTCAATAACATCTACTTCAGCAGGTGCTTCGTCAGATGCCGCGACATCGATAACCTGTGCCGACTTAAATGCCGGTTCAGTTACCAAAGATACTTCGAATAGTCGAGCAGCGGATACATACATCACGCCTGACTTATTCTTTGCTTTAATTACTTCAACGCCTACTGAAAGACCACCTTGTAAGCCTTCGCTTGCTAGGATAAGTGCATCAGTTCCACGAGTTGAATTAGAAATCTTAAAAGAAGCATAAATACCTTCGCCTGGTACTTCGTTAAACATTGTTGCTTTACCAAGAGGCTCTTTGCTGTTGTGCTGGTTTAATAATTTAATGCTTGAAGCATTTTCTGGAAGTTGAATAGCACCAGATTCAAAAACAACTGCACCAGCAGAAGTGTTGCCGATCTCGCCTGTTCCGATTGGTACTATCTTGCCAGAGATTGTTCTGCGAGCCGCATCTGCTGTGAGATCAGCCGAGAAGGTAAGAATGTTTTCCATTAGTTCATACCATTATTTCCATTAGGGGTTAGATCTGTCATTTGCATTGCTTGATTTTGATCGATAAGACCAAGAGATAAAAGTTTTTCAATAACCAATAGTTCGTCCATTGGATTAGCACGCAAGAATGAAGCATCAAGATCAAAGCGCACTTCATTGCCATTAGCAGTGACATCGTTCATTGATAAGCGATCTTCAATAGCTGTGATAAATGGCTGTAGTGATAGAGATACAAACTGCTTGCGTGAATCAAGCAAGTTTGAATAAGTCATTGAATTATTGGCATCTGCAGAAAGATAAAAAGCATCAACATTGCAAAGGCGAGCAATTTGTGTAGCGTAATCTTGCTTGGCTTCATTGTAGAGCATATCCTTAGGGGAGAATTGCGCGACGTTGTATTCCAGTGTAGATGTTAAATAAGCAGTTGAACGATTCAGGCGGGCAGACTTCCAAGCAGCTAATAATCCTTGAACTTCTTTAGGATCAAGATCAGCACCGGTATTTTTAATATAACCAGTAGGCATTGGAGTTGCTGCGGCTAATGTTGAAGCAATTTCAAGATCAAGTGCGCCACGCAATACACGAGCACCAGTAGTTAGAATTCCATCGTTTAATGACTGGAATGTAACAACATCATCATTTGAATAAAAAACACCATCGATTAAATAACCATCAACAAGATTTTGGTAATCTGAAGAATATTGTGGAGTTACGCGAGAATTAGGAATCCACTCGTATGATGCTGGGCGGCCATCTTCCTGATAACGAGATTTAATGAGCCATACAGCCCAGCCATAAAACAATAATGAATCAACTGTGTAAGCGATCGTCACAGCACGAGGTTGATTAATTGCTGGTTGATCTAACCAAACTGGCTTGCCAATTTCTTCGCCAGTTGATTTCCGGTAAAGTTCCAAAGGCATTGAAGCAATAGTTCCGCAGATTAAGTTACGAGCGCGAACTACTGAAGGGATTTCGAGAGCTGAGGCTCGATCGATTGTCGGCGCATAACTATAAATGTAATTATTTGCTAAAACTTGAGGGGCATACTGCGCTTCGACAGACGGCTTATTTGGCTTTGATTCTGCTCGCGAAAATATACCCATAGCCTAAATGATAGCACAACCTAGACAAAATCATAGTATTTGTCAAATAACAATTTGAGGTTTTGGTGCTGGCAACATTAACTTTGAAACCACCATAGCCAAACCGATTGGGGCTGAGATATCACCAGCTGATTTGCGTTTGATGATTCTCCAGGCTGAATCATTGACTTTAGCTGCGCAGTTGTTCATTTGCTGAATAAACTCTGCTTGCCCATTATGCACGACTTTATGAGTTACCAATCCAGTCAAAAGATCGCCGCATGCCTGATAGAACTGCTGACCGCTAACATCTTCCACCATTACGCCAGATTGCTTCAAACGATCAGCAATAGATTGAGTTGCGTATTTGTCATAGCAAACCAATCGTGGTCGATAAATATCAGACCAGCCTTTAATGTCCACAGCAATCTTCAAATCATCAACTGCAACTTGACTTGACCAAGTTTGCAATATTCCAACACCAATTCGGCCATCGGGGAGTAATTGCCCTGCAGTTAGCGATGCATTGCGCCTTGATGGGCTGACATCGAATCCAAAGACTGTATAAGCCCCGGGCGGTATCTCTAAGGTGCTATCTGAAGTTTCTTCAAGGATTCCATGAGGCCAAGGACTTGAAAGGCTGTCAATCCATTGGCAAAGTAACTCAGTTCTTGTATTTTCAATTGGACTCGTAGCAACTGATTCTTCAAGAGCTTCTAAAGTGACCATGTGGCCTAAAGCAGGATTTGCCAAAGCCCAAGCAGCTTTATCGTTAATCTTGCAATACTGTGGCGCGGAATATTCATAATAGCCAAAGGACTTTGGCGGATAATCTTGCGCTCGTTCTCTTAAATCGTTAAGAACAGTGCTGTAAGCATCACCAGCATTAGAAGTTAAAAATGTGTGAGCATTAGGCCGCGCTCTAGTTACCGGCATTGCTGCTCGATAAGCCTCTTCTGTCCATTCTCGAACTTCATCGAGAAATAACGCATCTGCGGTTCGACCACGCGATCCATCGCGAGTTGCAGCTACAACATCAAGTCTGCGACCATCTTTCATTTCAATCGATTCAGTGCCATTGGCATATCTGATCGCTTTTACTAATTCCATCAGTTGAAGGTTGCCTTCTAAAACTTGAGCCACTTGCCTAAAGGTATCTAAAGCCATTGCTCTATTAGATGAAGCAATAATGATGTTCTTGCTATCCCATTTCAATAAATGAGCCAAAATGACCATTCTGGTCAAATGAGTCTTGCCATTCTGTCTTGCAACTAGCAAAAGGTTCGTTTTGCGGATCCACATGCCCTTAGAGTCCACTCTGAGCATATCTGTAAGCACAAACTTTTGCCAGGGTAGCAAAGGCATCTTAATCATTTCAGCCAGCTCTATAACATCATCAACTTTAGATTTACCCTTGAGATATGGACTGTGAAGCCTTGGTTCGATTGCCCCTCGGATCGGCTTGCTGCGCTTGGGTTTATCTGTCATTGAACTGGACTGGGTCGGGAAGTAAAGGGTGAGTCCAGCATCGGTTCGGACTGAGTCGGGGAGAGCAAGGCAGGAAAGACAGGGGGGGTAGCCGTCTTACCTAAAAAAACCCCATCATTGAGCGCACCCTTGCGTAGGTTGCATGACTTGCATAAGACTCTGAGATTATCAAGATCATGAGTGCCACCTGCTTTACGTGGAATGATGTGATCGATGTGCATCTCACCGTCATCAATGCCACAGATCTGACAGATCCTGCCATCACGAGCAAAGACCCGATCGCGCTGAGTCCGGTAACGTCTGCTGTTTAACTTATCAATCGTCATTACAGTAGCAACATTCCTTACATAGTTCAGTTTCACCATCTGCCATCAGATGAGTCTTATCAACTACGTTCTCACAATCAAAGCAGATGTATGGCATCAATGCCACCCCTTATTCTTCCAATGTTCTAGTGCTGCACAGAAGTCAGGTTCATCATACTCTGTTACTCCATAACGATTGGCAACATAACGGCTAGACCAATCATACTGCTGCTCTTCATTAGCAGTCTT